TAGTATTTTTAGTGGTCGCCCTGCTGGTGCAATGAAAGTATCAGCAGATTCATTGGCACTAGGTAGAGCAGCTTCAACAGCCACAGGGATTCCTATGAACCTCAGGAAAGGTTCATTTAATATTACAAAAAGAGAAAAAGGTGGCCCAGTAAATACTGGCGGTAGTTTTTTAGTTGGTGAGAAAGGCCCAGAAATGTTTGTTCCCTCTAGATCAGGTACGATTATTCCAAATAATGCAATGGGCGGTGTGGTAAATAATATTGTTGTTAATGTAGATGCCTCTGGAACTGCTGTTCAAGGTGATGATGCAAATGCCAGTCAGTTTGGAGAACAGCTTGCAGCGGCAATACAAGCTGAAATAATTAATCAAAAACGATCAGGAGGTTTACTTAACTAATGGCAACTTTTCCAATAACAAATCCTATTTACAACACTAGGATTGATGCAAGACCAAAAGTAAATATTATAAGTTTTGGAGATGGTTTTGAGCAAAGATTAACAGAAGGGCTTAATCAAAACCCTTTGTCAGTAAATTTAGTTTTTGAACTTTCTCAAACTGATGCAGATACAGCAATAAGTTTTTTAAATTCAAGAGTAGATGATGGTACATCTTTTGACTACACATTGCCAAGTGAATCAAGTTCAAGAAAATTTGTCTGCACTTCTTTTCCAAGATCAATTCCATTTCTTAATAGAGTTAGACTGAGTTGTGTATTTAGGGAGGTATTTGAACCCTAATGGCTATTCCTTTTGCTGAACTTAATAAAATAAATCCTAGTCATATTATTGAACTATTTGAGTTAGAGCTTACTGTCGGAAAACATATTGCTACAGGCAACCCGCAGGGTTTACCTACTGTTTATAGATTTCATGCTGGTGCAAATCTTAATTCCTTTGGAGAAATTAAGTTTCAAACTCAGTCTTATCAAAGAATTGCAGTGCAAACACAAGGTTTTGAAAAGAAAAGCACAGGAGTTTTGACAAGGCCAGTAATTACATTTTCTAATCTTGGTGGTATTGTAATAAATCCAGCAACTGGTATTACAAGAACAATGAGTGATTTTTTAGCCATAGTGAACGATGTCACACCACACAATGATTTAATAGACGCAAAACTTACAAGAAAAATGCCACTTGCCTCTGCTTTAGATAATGATAATTTTCTTCCTATTAATGATAATCCCCCTGTAAATCCATTTGGCACTCCTAGTGCAGATAGATTGCGTGATGAGATATTTGTTATTGATAGAAAAGCCATTGAAAATAGACAGGTTGTTCAGTTTGAACTTACAGCAGCCCATGACTTAGAAAATAGGTTAATACCTCAAAGAACCGTTACAAGAGACTTATTCCCCGCCGCTGGTACATTTATTTGATGTCTGAATACGATTGGGCTACTGATGCTTTTACTCACGCTGCAGAGGCGTATCCTGAGGAATGTTGTGGACTTGTAATTGATCTTGATGGTGTTCAAACATATTGGAAATGTAAAAACATATCTGGTGCTTATAAAGAAAAATCATTTGTGATTGACCCCTTAGATTATGCAAGAGGTGAAGATCAAGGAGAAGTTCTTGGTATCGTACATAGTCACCCTGATGGAGAACTGGCTTTTAGCCATACTGATAGAATGGCCTGTAAGTATTTAGATTTACCTTTTTACCTTGTGGAACCTAAATCAGAGTCTATTATTGTTGTATATCCATCTGAAATAAATGATTAAATTAACTATTTATGGCAGATTAAGAAAATTTATCGGTCAGTCTGCTTTTGAAATTAAAGCTAAAAGTCCAAAAGAAGCTTTTAGTTTTTTAATTAATAATTTTAAAGGCGTAAAAGAACATATGAAAGATCAAGAGTATTGTGTAATGGCTGGTGATTTAAGAATTAGTGAAGAATTAATTGATATGCAAACTGAAAGCGATATAAAAATTGTTCCTGTAGTTCATGGAGAGCTTGGATTTTTACCTCTTTTATTAGGTACTGGTGGTATTTTTGCTGGTAAAGCTATAGCCGCAGGTGGTGTAACTCTTTTGGGTATTACTATCGGGGCTTCTGTAGGAACAGCTTTATCTGCAATTGGTACGGCCTTTGTAATTCAGGGTGTTACTGATTTATTAACACCAGTTCCAAAACCTTTTCAAGTGTCAAGGCAAGAAGATCCACAAGACCCTAGTTATACGTTTACAGGGCTTTTGAATAATACAAAACAAGGTGTTCCGATCAACATAATATATGGCGAAACTTTAGTAGGAAGCACAGTTGTAAGTTCTTCAGTTGATACTTTTCAAGTAGTTAATAGTGCCTAAAAATTATGTTTGGAGATTCGCCTAGAATAATAGTTGATGCTTTAATAGCAGCGGACAAACTAAAGTCTATTGATTTTGGTACTGTTGTTGATGTGCTTGGAGAGGGTCAAATTGAAGGAAGTGCAACAGCAAGCAAAGCTGGTATTACAGACAAAACGAGTACCGCATACAAAAATGCGTTTTTAAAAGATTTATTCCTAAATAAAACTGCTGTTTTACAGGCTGACGCTGATAATACAAACCCAGACGCATCAGAATTTAATTACCCAAGTGACCAGCTGAGATTCGAGTTTCAAGACGGTACTGCAAATAATACAGTTCTTTTTGCTGCTGAATCACAAAATTTACCAGTTTTTGTAGATCCTAATAACAACGAATGCACTTTTCCAGTGGGAGGTACAGCTACAGCAAGATCAGTAACAATAAGTGATGTTCGTATGGATACAGTTCAAGTGAAAATTAGGTTTGACCAGTTTTTTAAATTAAATACAAGCACAGGAAACAGAGAATCAACAAAAGTTCAAGTGATAATTAAAGTAAATCCTAATAATGGCTCTGCAATCACAGTTCATGATGAAGAGGTTACAGGTAAAAGCTTTAATCCATATAACAGAGACTATGGTATTGATTTACGAGATTTAAGTGGATACAACACAAACACTTCAGGTGCGTCTGGTTCATTTTTTCCAATAGTTGTAAGTGCTGAAAGAGGTAATGATGTCGGTGATGAGAATACTTTTAATAGAATGCGTTTAAAGGAAGTAAGGGAAATTATTAGAGAGCCAAACAACTACCCAAATATTGCATATTCAGCATTAAGATTTAGCTCTGAATTATTCCAAAATACGCCAGCTAGATTTTTTAGGGTAAGAGGAAAACTTATAAAAATTCCTCATAATGCAACAGTAGAGTTAGC